TTCAGTAACAGGTTCAGTAACAGGTTCAGTAACAGGTTCAGTAACAGGTTCAGTAACAGGTTCAGTAACAGGTTCAGTAACAGGTTCAGTAACAGGTTCAGTAACAGGTTCAGTAACAGGTTCTATAATAGATTTATTTAGATACTCATGTTCAGTACTAATAAGTTTATTATCATTTTCCATATATATATATAAATATTTTTCTTTTAAATAAATAAATAAAAAATAAAAATAAATAAGGTAGCTAATAAATTAAAAGTATTTAAAAAAATGAATATATATATATATTAATGAATTATGACAAAGAAATTTTAGTAAAAGATTATTTTGATATTCACAATTTTTATTCAGAAATATATGGTAAAAATAGAACAATTATTTTAATGCAAGTTGGTGCATTTCATGAATGTTATTCATGTGATATTGAAGGGTTAGATTTATTATCTCTTGCATCAAATTTAAATGTTGTTTGTACAAAAAAAAATAGTAAAGAACCTGTTTCAAAAAGTAACCCAAGAATGATTGGATTTCCTATTGAGGTTATTCAAGTGTTTATTGATAAATTATGTGGATTAAATTATACAGTTGTATTAATTGATCAAACTTCTGAACCACCAAAACCTAAAAGAGAAATAACGGGTATTTATTCTCCTAGTACATTTATTAATTCAACAAATATTCAAAATTCTAATAAATCATCAAGTATTGTATCTTTAGTGTTAGAAAAAGTTTCTAGTAAATTATGTATTGGTTTATCTGCATATGATATTTTTACAGGTTATGGTAGTTATTATGAAACGTATTCAAATAATACTGATATTATTTTTGCTTTAGATGATTCATTAAGATATTTAGAAACAACTAATCCAAAAGAAGTTTTAATATATACAACAATAAAAGATAATGAACAAATACAAAATATGTCAGTAAAAAATATAATTGACTATCTAGGTTTTAATGAGAAAATGTTGTTTAATATAAATTTTAAAAATACAAATAAAATATCATATCAACAAAATATTTTTGATAAAATATTTAAAAATCATAGTAATATATTTGAAATAACAAATTTACATATAAATAATTGGGCTAGATTATCTTTAACAAATATTTTTGAGTATGTTAAACTTCATCAAGAAAACTTAATAAATTCTTTAAAATTACCAGAACAATTTATTAATAATAAATATTTATATTTAGGAAATCATGCATTAGAACAATTAGATGTTTTTAATAATAATCCAAATCAAAAAAGTTTATTTGAAATAATTAATTATACAAAAACATTAATTGGTAAAAGATATTTAAAACAACAATTATCAAAACCTTTAGTTGAAAATAATGAATTGCATGAAAGATATGAATTAATATCAAAACTTGTTAAAAATGATAATTATAAAATACTAAATGATTTATTAGAAGATATCAACGATTTAGAAAGATTAATAAGAAGATTAGAAATTGGAATTTTACATCCTTATGAATTAAATTTATTATTTTTATCATATTATCAAATAAAAAAAATAATAGAGTTTAGTGAAAAAAATAAAATTTTTAGTTTAAATAAATCAAGTATCGATATTGATAATTTTTTGGATTATATTAAAAAAACTTTTAATTTAAATATAATAGCAAATTTAAATTTTAGTAATTTTAATGAATATGATAAAAACATCTTTCTAAATAACAAATATAATGATATAACAAAATTATACAATGAAATAGAAACAGCAAATAGTTTTATGGAAAAATTACAAGAAAAACTATCAGAATATTTAGAAATTAAAAAAGATACAACATTGATACAATTAAAATATAATGAAAGAGACGGTCATTATTTATTGATTACTAGTAAAAGATGTAGTTTATTAAAAACAAATTTAAAAGAAGTAAAAGAAATTAATGTTAATGGTATTATATTAAAAGTAGATGAGCTTGTTTTTACAGAATTACCAAAAAGTTCTTATACCAAGATAAATTGTAAAAAAATAAAAGAAATTTCAATGTCAGTAGTTAGTTTAAAAATAGCATTAGCAAAACTAATTAAACTAAAATTTATTGAAGAATTAGATATAATTACAAAACAGTTTTCTGAAATTCTTCAATATTGGTCAAAAAATATTTCTTTTATTGATTTTATAAATTCAGGAGCAAATTGTGCAATTAAAAATCATTATACACAACCTATAATAGTGAATAATGATGTATCATATTTTAAATCAACACAATTAAGACATCCAATTGTTGAAAATATAAATAATAATTTTGAATATAAAACACATGATATTGAATTAGGAGGACCAAATGAATTATGTGGTATATTATTGTACGGAATTAATAGTTCAGGTAAATCAACATTAATGAAATCAATAGGATTAAACATTATTTTAGCACAAATTGGTTATTTTACTGCATCAAAATCTTTTGAATTTATGCCATATAAAAGTTTATTTACTAGAATAACTGGAAATGATAATTTACATAGAGGATTAAGTTCATTTATGGTTGAAATGGTTGAATTAACATCAATATTAAAAAGGAATAATAAAAATACAATGGTAATTGGTGATGAAATATGTAAAGGAACAGAAGAAAAATCAGCAAATATCATTGTTGCATACATGCTTAAAACATTATCTGATAGTAATACATCATTTATTACTGCTACACATTTACATAAATTAACTAATTTAGAAGTTGTTAAATCTCTTAAAAATGTTAAAGCAAAACATTTAAAAATAACTTGTGATTCACAAAACGAAAAATTGATTTTTGACAGACAATTATCAGATGGACAAGGTGATTCTTTCTATGGATTAACAGTTGCAAAGTTTTTAATGAAAGATAATAAATTTAATGAAGTTACAACTGAAATATTAAATGATTATGATAACTATGATATAAAAAAATCAAAATATAATTCATGTAATTATTTATTTAATTGTGAAATATGTAAATCTAAGAACAATTTAGAAACACATCATATTAATTTTCAAAAAGATTTTAATAGTAAAAATATTAATGAAAAAGTATTACATATTCAAAAAGATGCAAATTACAATTTAGTAACATTATGTTCTAAATGTCATGATGAAGTTGATAGAAATAATATAGTTATATTTGGCTGGGATGAAACATCAAATGGTAGAGAATTAAATTATAAAAAATCAAGTATTACAATTAAAAAAAAAAAATATTCTGATGATTTTATTAATTATATTAAATCAATAAAATCACAAACATGTGATCCAAAATATGCAAGAATAATTATAAAAGAAAACTATAATATCAAAGTTTCTTCAAAAACTATAAACAATTTATGGTCAAATAATTAAACAATTTATGGTTAAATATTTACACAAAAACCTCTTCTTTTTCTATTTTTATAGCAGTTGGGGCATCAGTTAATTTAATTAGTGCTATAGGTAAATCGTCTATTTTATTCAATTTAACATTTTTAAATGATATTTGATTATCTTTGATAATAGCAGATTCAAAAATATTTTTATTATTTATATTAAAATCATCATTAGGTACAGATATAAGTAAAATATTATTATATGATGTTAATTTTGCTTTAGGTAATTCATTTATTTTAATTAAATTCATAACAGAATAGTTGATAATATCATTTTCATCAAATAATAGTTTTGATTTATAACTTAAAACATTTTCATCCAACATTCTATTTGCACGAACAGCAAATATAAGATCATTAATTGGAATATATCTAGAACCAACTTCTATAGATAATTTTAAATAATCAATATCTAAAATGTTTTTATAATAATTAACAATTTCTGGAGCAGAAGAACTAGCAATTATGTTTTCACTAGAATGAATTGGATTTTCACTAGTTTGCATTGTATTTCCTGTGCTAATAGTATTATCAATTGTAGTTTTTAGGTTAAAAATGTTTTCATTAGATGAAATTGGTATTTCAATAGATGATATTTTTTGTGTTGTGTCATTTATATTTTGAAATTTTTCATTATTTAAAATTATTTCATTATTAATGATTTTATTTAATATTTTTTGTTGTAAATCAAAATTTAGTTGAGAAAATGTCATTAATTCATATTTTTTATAATCATCATCGCTTAAAACATATTTATAATATTTTTTTGTTACATTTTCAATATTTTGAAATTTTTCATTTATTTGTTTTTTTTTATTTAAAAATAAAATAATTAAAAAAACAAATAAAATAATTAATAAAATATTATCAGACATTATTATTAATTATTTAGATATTTTTTTATAATAAAAATTTAATTTATTATGACATTGTGGAATATAAATATGCACCAACTCCTATAATAAGAAGAATAATAATACATATAATAATTCCCGAAGATCCTGCAGCAAAAGGACTAAATGATGATATTGCAGATTCAAGAGCAGCTTTTGTTTCTGTTGTTTCTTGTACTGTAGCTGTTGCTGCCATAGTTTGTCCTGCTGTATTTTTATTACTAGTATCGGTGGATGTAGCATTTTCATTATTACTTGTTATATCTGTTACCATTCTTGCAACTTGTGCTGCACCTAAAATACAAGTATTTAGTGCATTAACATTTGCAACTTGAGTAATAATAGCTTGTCCACCATCTGCAATATCTACATTACCTGCTGTAAGTTGGTTACTAGCACTTGTATTAATATTACATGATGCAGAATTTAACTGTTTTATTGTATTATTAATATTATTTTCAACAATTGATTTAATCTTATTTTCATTTATAGTTGTATTTGAAATACTAGTTTTCATTTTATTTTTAATTATTGTATTACTTTGAGTATTTGAGACTGTTCCTGGAGTTAATACAGACTCCATCATTTTAGTAACTGATGAAAGCATATCGGCTAAACCACCAGCCGTACTTGAGGATTTTTGTAAATTAGATGCTGCTTGCATTGCTTGTTGAAGTGCAGAATCATTTTGTATTTTATCCATAACACTAGAATTGATTGTATTAGCTAATTTTGCCATAGCACTAGAATCTTGTGTTATATTAGCTACAGCTTGATTTGTAGCTTTTACATCAACTTTTTGATCAATACTAAATACTGATCCTTTACCCTTTACACTAATATTCCCTAGATTTACTGTATTACCTCCACCAGTAGCCATAGAAATACTTTGTGCTGTTTCATTAACCATTGTCATTGTTGAATTTGTAATTTGTTGATTTAAAATATCTGTTACATTTTTATTTAAATTTTTTATTTCAGCACTAACTTCATTTTGTATATCAGTAGTTGTAACTGTCTTACTAGTCTTACCACCCATTTTTTTTATATATAAAATAATTAGATTTTATTTTAATTTTAAGTTTTTTTTTTTATAAGTTTATAATAATGGGAAATACAATAGTTAAAGATGATCTTTTATTAAATACAGATACAGATTTAGGTAAATTTATTCAAAATTGGGCTTTAAATAATTATACTATTCATCCTGAAGCAAAAGGAGATAAATTTAAAGATTCCTTAAAAAAAAGAGCTTGTTGTACTTGGTCACCTACAGTTGGTATTGGTATTGCTGGAGTAAATGATTTAACTAAACCTACAAAAATTGATCAATATAGAGTTAACATTGCTCCATTTAACGGTGATAATGGTAAACCGTCAAAGTCACCAAATGTTATAAATTCATCTAATTGTAAATTAGATGATGATACTGGACCAGCTCAAAATTTTTATCAAGATAATGCCGATAAAAAATTTATTAATTCACAAGCTGCTTGTGCAAATTTTTATAAAAAAAGTACATCAGGTGCTTCAAAACCAGAAGGTTTTGCTGATTATGTTTTAAGAAATAGATCTAATGATGATACTTTTCCTTTAAATACTAGAGATGTTAATCTAAAAACTGATACTTCAAAATTATATTCAACACCATTAGGTAATCAAATATTAGGTTTAACACCAGATTTAGGTAGTGATTCAGTTCAAGGAAATAACGGTGGTAAATTAAATCCATATCCAGATGTTAATTGTATTAATAGTGTATATCAAGTTCATAGTGCTTTGTTTAAAGATGCTCAAGGTAATCAAATTGACCCTCAGAAACTTGCACAAACTAATGATAGTAAATGTACATTAAATTCAACAATAGCTTGGAAAGGTACTGATTCATCTGTTTCAAGTATTTGTTTTAATATGCTTAGTGTTGGTGGAAATATATCTGCTGCTGATGCAGGAGCTGTCGATTTAAAACAAAGTTGTAATGCAGGACAACAACCAGCGGCTCAACCAGCACCAACTCAACAACCAGCTGCTCAACCAGCTGCTCAACCAGCACAACCAGCTGCTCAACCAGCACAACCAGCTGCTCAACCAGCACAACCAGCTGCTCAAGAACAACAACCAGCTGCTCAACCAGCTGCTCAAGAACAACAACCAGCTGCTCAACCAGCTGCTCAACCAGCACAACCAGCTGCTCAACAACAACCAGCAGCAATACCAGCTTTAGGTATCTCTAATAATATGATGTTATATATTGGTATTGGTGTAGCAGTTTTAATAATTTTCATTTTAATTATGGTTTTCATGATGAGTGGTAAAAAACATAATGATGATGAATAAAAAATATTGAAAAAAATATATTTAAAAATATATTATTATAAATATAATGAAACCAATTTCTCCATATAAAAACATTGCACAATATACAAGAATTATGTTAGAACCATATCAAATAAATTCTGATATCAGTAATCAGTTAAAAATAAATCTTAAAAAAAAAGTAGAGAAAAAATGCAACAAAAATGGATTTGTTGATGAAGTATATAAAATATTATATTATGGTGATGGTATTATGCATCCAGAAAACTTGTCAGGTAACGTTTTATATGATATAAAATATCATTGTAGATTATGTTTACCAATTGAAAATTCAATAATAATTGGACAAGTAAAAGTTATAAATATTGAACTAGTTGTCGTTATTAATGGTCCAATATTAACATTTATACCTCGTGATAATATAGATCCTACATATTGGGATGTTTCAAATAATTTTAAAAATAAAAAAAAAGAAAATACAAAACTAAATTTAGGTGATTATGTTTTAGTTCAAATTATAAATAAGAGAATAAATTCAGGAGATAATCAAATAAAAACTATGGGAAAATTATTAGATTTTGCAACTGATGAACAAATAAAAGAATATTTTGAAACTAGTAAAGAAGAAATAACAAGTGTAGATACAAATGAAGAAGACCAATCGAACTTTATTATTTAATAAATTAACAATTTAATTTATTAAATAATCTTTATATGTGAATATTCTTTACATATTTCTTGATCTATTTTTTTTAAAATATTATCATCATAATTGCCAACAATCCAATCATTAATATCAAGCTTATATTCTTTTAAATAATGATCTCTAAGATCTGTAATATTTTTACTAAAATTTCTTATGTAATTTTTAAAACTTATATTTTTTAGTTTTAGTTCTTTAATTAATTCTAATGACAATGTTGATGAATCAATTTGAGTATGTTTTAGTTTTTGATAAACCCACCATATGCACCATATGCCACAAAATCCATTTGGATCACCTATACGTTTGCATTTATTTTCATTAATATTTTCAATAATTTGAAAACCTATAATTGGTAAATAATTATTTGGTGTATTATAAATAATATTAGGATCAATTTTTGAAAATTTTATTGCAATAAGTTTATCTAATAAATTTGAATTATAATTAAATTCTTTAGGTTCATTTGCACCATTAGGTTCAAATCTTTCTAAAATTTTATTTTTAACATCAAAAAATAATATATTTGCATGAGAACCTTTACTAATTTCAATACCAATAGGTATAACAATATATTTACTAATTTTCATAAGTTTAATCATATTTACTTCAAAATTAATCGGAAAAAGAAGTTTTTGAAAACTCCATAATATTTCAAAATTAATAAAATCAAGTTTATAATCAAAATCAAGTCCTATACTTTTATAATAAATAATTAAATCATCATTTTTAGTGAGAGGACACTGAAGAAGTAAATTAAGACCATTTGATTTAAATTTGCGGTACAAAAATAAAATTCCAAATAAAATATCAATTGTATTACCAGTATAATAACATGTATTAACAAATATACCATTATCAATAATTAAATTAATTGAATTAATATTTGGTATCGATTTTTTTTCATTGATAATAACCTCTTTTATTTTTTGTTTACAAATATTAACATTGTCTTTAAGTTTATTTATTGTTTTTATTTTTTCAGAAATATTATTACCACACCAAATTTCCCAATCTAATTTTAATTTTTTATTATTATTAATTAATGAATTGTAATAAGAATCAATAATGATTTCAATAATACTATTTTTTTTAGAGCTTTTATCAATCAAATCATTAATTGATACATTATTTTTATCATAAATAAATATATTTAATTCTTTATTAACTAAAATATCAGAAAATTCTATAATTAAATCATAATAAATTAATAAATATAAACATGTTTTACCATCATTATCTTGTATATTTAAGTCTGTATTTTTTATTATTTTTTTTATAATATTTTTTGATAAATTTTTATTTTTATTTAAAATAATATGTAATGAAGTTTCACCATCTATATTAGTTAAATTATAATTTAAATTATCATAGGATAACAAACAATCAAATAAGTCTTCATTTTTTTCTGATGATATATAAATCAAAGATGTATTACCATATATATCTTGTTGATTAATGTTAGCACCAAAACTAATTGCTTTTTTAAAAAGTTTAATATTATTTTGAATTATAAGTTGTTGTATAGCAGTAGTTCCATAATCATTTTCTTGATTATTTAAATTAATTTTTCTTTTTTCTATTAGTAAATTAGCAATATAAATATTCTGATAAGATATAGCTAATTGTAAAAGATTTTCACCACTTGAAGTTAAAAAATTTATGTTAATTAGTTTACTAATTATATATTCAATAATTTCATTTCTATTATATTTTAATGCAACATGCAATACATTATCATTATCATTATTTCTGATTAAAGGATCTGCATTATTATCAATAAGTTGTTTAACAATATCAATATTATTTAAAACGGTTGCATAATGTAAAGCAGTATTTCCTAAATTATCCTTAATATCAATAATTGAAATACCAATAATTTTTTTATTATATTCAATTAAAATACTAAAAAGTTCTTTATAATTAAATTTTATTGGGTAATATAATATTGTTCTACCATCAAAATCCAAAACATCAAGTCTAATATTTTTATTAAGTAATATTTTAATTAAATCAATTTGATTAAAAATTATTAAATAATGAATTATATAATTATAATTTTTATCATGAATATCTAAATCAATATTATTATTAGTTTTAAATATTTCTTCAAGTTTTTTAAATTCATTTTTTTTAATTAATAAAAAAATTTCTTCAGATGACATATTATAATAAATTATAAAATAATTAGAATAAAATATCTAATGAACCATGATGAACTCTTCTATAAAATATACTATTCCCGGATGTAACACTAGGACGAATAATTCTAAAAATATCACCAATTTGTGCATTATAATATCTAGACATCATATCAGTACTATATATAATTGACAATTCATTTTCATTAAATTTATTTAATAATTCATCAACTTCATCTTTATTTAATAATTGATGTTCCGGTATAATTTTTTTTGCAGGTATATCTTCTAACATTTCATGTTCAAAAAAAAATTCCGCATTTTTATAATCTGTTAATATTTGTTTTATTGCTTTTTTAGAACATTCTTTAATAACAATAATTTTATGCATATCTAAATTATTTGATAAAAAATCATCAATAGGTGTTCCTTGTGTTATTGAACTTATTTTAGCATTTACAATATAAATACTACATTTAGTTTTATCTTTTAATAAAAATTCTAGTGATGCTTTATTATTTATATCATTAAAAATTTTATCAAAAATTTCATCAGTTGTATTTATTACTTTTCTTCTTTCTAACATTTTTAGAATATTTTTACAAATTTCTATATTTATTTCTTTAGAATTTAGTTCTATATTTATTGACATTATAATTAATACTATAAAACTTTTATATAATATTTTCAATTTTTTTATTAATCAAAATTAAAATTTAGTTTTTAATAATTTAATTAATTAAAAAAAAAAATCTAGTTTTTAATATAATGGTTGACTTAGTAAAAGTTATTGTTGAAGTATTAGGTACTTTCTTCTTTTTATCCGTCATTCTAAAAACTTTAACTGATGCATCAATAGGTGCTATTGGTGTTGCTGTTACTTTACTTGCTGCAATTTACTTTGGTGCAAGTACATCTGGTGCTCACTTTAATCCTGCTGTATCATTTGCTATGTTTATGAAAAATAAAATGGAAGTAAATCTTCTAATTGCATACGTATTAGCTCAATTAATTGGTGCTGCTCTTGCTGTTAAATTTGATAATTTCCTTATTACCAAAAAATGGTAAATTTTTTTAAATAAAAAAAATGTATAATCAACTTTTTTATTTAAAAAAATTGTAAAACTTATTTATAGATAATATCGTAATAATATTAATGTATCCATTACTAATATTTAACTTATCAAAAAATGATAAAAGTAATAAAATTTTAGAAAGTGAAGAATTAACTTTATATTCGCCTTTTAAATCTCATCCACAATTCAAATTAGGTTATCATCATTTTATTGATCGCACACGTGAAGCTTTAAATATAACAAAAAAATTAGACACAAAAAATGAATTTTATTTTGTTGTTAATGAGTTTGAAACAATAATACAAGATTATGATGAAAATATAGAAAATTTATCAAAAATATATTTCAATAATGATAAAATAGTTTTTGGTAGAGATTTTTATAAATTTTGGGAATTATTATTTATTTTTAATATCATTGATAAGAATACAAAAACAATTACAAATATAACTAATGATGCAAGTGATTGTTTAGATTCAATTGTTTATTATTCAGAAAAAATTTTAAATATTGATTCTTCAAAATTTCAAATAAATAATGTTGGTATTAATCAAGAAAAAGAATTTCAATTTGATAAAAATAAACAAAATCAATTTTTAAATAAAATAACAAAAAAAGATGATTATATAAATCCTGCTAAATTTATTAAAACAAATAAACAATCTGATATTATAATTGCAAATTCTGAAAATATATATTCATCAATAAATAGTAAAGAAGATGAAAGTTATAAACTATTACTTGGAGAAATATTGGTTATACTAAAATCATTAAATAAAAATGGTAATCTCATACTTAAAGTGCATGATACATTTACATCTATAACAATTAAAATAATATATCTTTTAATAACACTTTTTGATGAAATTTATATTTATAAACCTTTATTATCAAGATTAAGTGATTCAGAAAAATATATAATTTGTAAAAAATATAGATATGATTTTACAGATAAAATATCAAAAAAATTATCCGAAATGATTGAAAAAATGATGAAAAATATTGATTCTAATGAATTTTTAAATGATATTTTTCTTGATATTGAAATACCAAATGAATTAGAAAATGATTTTAAATTCATAAATACAAAACTTGTTAATCAACAACAAATATTAATTAATGAAATTGTTAAATATATTAAAGAAAATAATTATTTTGGTGATAAGTTTCATGAAAGTAAAAATAAACAAATAGAAGCTACTAAATGGTGGATTAAAATGTTTTATCCACCATCAAATAATACGTATCAAACTAATAAAGAATTAATAGATAAATTAATAAAAACAACAATAGAAAAAAATAATCAAGAAAAAGAAAAATTTTTGTCAACATTTATTTAGGTTTATCACCACCTAATTTATTAACAACCGGATAAACAAATTTCTCTGCTAATTCATTACCTAATGTTAATTCAACAGCTCCTAAACTTGTATTACCTTGTTCAACTTGTTTTAATAAATTAATCATTTTATATAAATATGTATTATCTTGATTTTCATCACGACATACTCTTTTAATTATTGATGGATATTGTTCATAAAATTCAGGCATATTATTCATAAAATCCATCTCTAAATCAAATGGATCATTTATTCCCATATTTCTTAATGCTTTCAATCTTTCCATCATTAATTCAATTTGTTTTTCAACAAAATCTATTTTTTCACTACTCATATAACAATTAATATAAATTAATTCTTATATAGTTTATTTTTGACTTTTGATATAGTATAAATAAAAAATAATTGCAACTAATGCAATAAAAAGTAATAAATAATTAGTAAAATCTGTTTTAATAATTTCTTTTTTATTTTCTTTTTCTTTTTTATTATTTGTTTTTGTTTTATGAGTTATTTGATGATCATCAATATCAATATTCTCAAAATTATTTAAAATTAATTTTAAAGCTGTATCATAATCTACTGTTTCTTTATCATTTGATTTATTGACTTCATTATGCATATCAACTGTCCAATTAAATAATTTTAATCTATCTTGTAAAATTTGATCAGTTATAGGATATTTTTTTAAATTTTGTGTATAATGATTACTACAAATAGAACACGGTAAAATACTCGGTATTAATAAAAAAAATGTTTTATAACTAATTTTATCTTCTTCAGTTGGAGCTTTTGGATATCCTAACGCAATAAAATGAATAAATTTCCATCCATGTGGTCCCCAAATATCAGGTCCTAATCCCATTATAAATATTATTAGATTTTTAAATTTTAATTATTTAATAATAAATCAACTAATTCTTTTTTTAGTAATTTTGTATTTACTTTTATGTTTTTTGATTTACATATTTCAATAAGTTCGTTTTTCGTTTTCTTATTTAAAATATTAAATTCGTTATTAGTATCTAATTCTTTTTTATTAATAAATTTTTCTAATATATCATTAGTTTCTTGTATTTCTTCAATAAATTCCTTAATATTATCATTTAATACATATTTTTTATTATTATTATAATATTCAATATTTGTTTCTGATAATATTTTTTTTATAATTTGATGATTATATGAAAAGGTTCTTTTTGAATCAGACATTATTGGTTCCCATAAATCTTCATAATTAGCAAATAAAAATATTGGTTTCCATGGATTACAAAAATCATTAGAATATGATATTTTTACGTTTTTATTTTTAAAATCAAAAATCAATATTGTAAAATCAAAAATATCACAAAATAACTGGATGTTTTGTGTAACATCATTTGAAAAATCTTTATGATTTTCTTTTATTGATGCTTTAAATTTATTCATATATTCTATTTCTTCTTCTGATGAAAATGTAATAAACTCTTTATTTAATAAAGTTAATAATGACATATAAAATGATATATTAATATTGTTTTGATCAAATATTGTTACACCATATTTGTAAAATTTATTTTGTAATAAAATTGAAAAATTCTCAGGAAACTTATCACTATGTTGAAGAATATGTTTTTTATTTGAAAAGACTTTTTTATCATTTTTTGATAAATATTTTATAATCATATCATACGAAATTTCCATATAATATTATTAACTGTTTTTTCTTTAAATAAATCAATTTTTTTTTATTTATATAATATTTTTATTATAAATCTCTCTCTCTCTCTCCGCATATAAAGTGGATATCCACTTTTCCACTTTTTAAAATTATTTAAGAATATAAAATCTAAATTTATAATAATGGATATTCCATCTATAAAAAATAGATATTATAGTTGTGAAAAATGTAATAAAGATTATTCAAGTTATAAATCTTTATGGAATCATAACAAAAAATTTCATGATAATTATATCAACCAAAATCAACTTTTATCAACTATTGATCAACCAAATATCAACCAAAATCAACTTTTTAATGGAAATTATAATTGTAGGTATTGTTCAAAATCATATGATATTATACAATCAAGATGGAAACATGAACAAAAATGTAAAAATATATTAAAAGATAAAAATGATAGAGTTAAAATCCTAGAAGAAACAATTGATGATTTAAAACAACAAATAACAAATATTTTAAAAGAAAAAGGTCATTTACATCATAAAACATTACAAAAATTTAATAATCAAGTTACAAATACAATACAAAATATAAATAATGGTACTATCATAAATAATACTTATGTTAAATTTGGTGATATTTGTTATGAAAAAATTTTTAGTAATAGTGAAATACTTTCTATTTTAAATAAACAATACATGGCTCTTGAAGAAGGAATTAGTAAAACACATTTTAATGATTGTTTACCAGAACATAATAATATATTTATTACAAATTTAAGAGATGATGTTGCATATGTATTTAATGGAAAAGAATTTATAACTGTTAAAAAACATGAAATACTAAATGAATTAATTGATACTCATATTAATGAAATTAATTTATCATTTGAAAAAAATAAAAATAAATTAAAAGAAAAACATGCAGAAAGAATTGAAAAATTTTTAAATAAGCTTAATGATAATAATACAAAATATACTGATCCAGAAAATAATCGTACATATTCTAATTATAAAGCATATAAAATGGATGCAATTAAATTAGCTATTTATAATGGATCTGATAAAAAGAAATTAGAATCATTAAAAAATATTAAATTATTTGAAAAAATAGATAGTGATGTTGAATTATGATTTATTAAATAAATTCTGATAATATATTTTTCTTTTTAGGACTATTTATTGGTATTAATGATATTTTCTCTAATAATGATATAATAAAAAAATATGTTTGATTAATTACATCAAGTTTTGTTATATCATAAGATCTTATTAATTTTAATGTGTCATTATATGAATACCATCCAATATTACCAACTTCATATGTATCATTTATATAATTTATTTTATCACTATCTGATCCAGCAAAGTAATATACATGTTTATAATCAACTAAATTAGTACCTTTAAATTTTTCTTCCATAAAATTTATTCTATCAAATATTGTATAGTTTTTATAATTTGTTTCTTCTTCAAATTCTCTTATTGCACAGTCTAAATTTTTTTCAAATTTATTTCTTCTTCCTTTTGGAAAACCCCATTCTGGTGTTTCATATTTAGATTCTAAATTCTCAAATATATTATTTTTTTTACAATAATTAAATTTATTTTTTGATATTGATAATTCTTTTAAAAATGCTTTACTTCTTGCTGTTTTTTTCCATAAATCATCCCATAATATTTGAAAATCAATATTTTTGATATTTTCTACTTCACTTTTTGACATTAAAGAAAATAAATAGCTTATTTTATTTGTATCTTTTTCATTGTATCTTCCTCTAATAAATTCAATATAAGATAAACTATGTTTTCTTTGTATAAGTAAAAATTTAACATCATCTTTGTATTTATAAATTTTATTTAAAAATTTTAAATTTTTATAATTATAATCTTCAATGTCTATAAATTTATTGTATAATATATTTTCTATTTTTTGTATTGGAATATTTTTAATATTAAAACATATAATACCACATGAAGTTATTGGTTCTGTACAATCTTTGTTGTTATGTCCTGATTTTCCACAATTTGTACAATAATTATTCATTCCTAATTAATAAGATAAATATTTTTTTAAGTATTTAATTATTGAACATTTTCAACAATTATAGTATCTGAATTAATTTCATAATCATCGTCTGATTCATTTTCTTTAAGATCTGAATTAACAATTGTTTGTTTTGTATTATCTTCTATTAATTGAAAATCATCTCTATTTAAGTCACATGCATTTATTTCATTATTATTTTCAGTTAAATTAATTATTTTATCATCTGCTGAATTGTTTTCATCTGCTGAATTGTTTTCATCTGCTGAATTGTTTTCATCTGATGAATTGTTTTCATCTGCTGAATTGTTTTCATCTGCTGAATTGTTTTCATCTGCTGAATTGTTTTCATCTGCTGAGTTATTTTCATCTGCTGAATTGTTTTCATATGCTGAATTGTTTTCATCTGCTGAGTTATTTTCATCTGCTGAATTGTTTTCATCTGCTGAGTTATTTTCATCTGCTGAATTGTTTTGTTCTAATGGATCTATTTCATTTAATGCAAAAATAATATTGTAAAACATTAAATTATTTTTAAATGTTTCTATTAATAAATTAAAATCTATATTAATGTTTGTATCTTCTTTTGTTATTTCACATTCTTCAATATTAACTACAAGTTTTCTTTTGTTTTCTTTACATTTATGAATAAAGTTAATAAATGGTATTAAATAATTAATTGTAAATAAATCAATATAATCAATAAATATGTACGGTATTAAATAAACATTAAAAAATGTTAAAAATAAAATTAGAGTTATCATTAGTTTATTTTAAAAATATTTTTTTAAGTATTTATTTGTTTTACTTAAAAAAAAATCAAATCTATTATAATGAGAGTATATTCATATAGTTTACAAGGAAAAAGAGCCACACAAGAAGATCAACATTTTTCTTTTATAAATTTAAACAATACTAATATAGAATACAACCCAATAAATTTATTTGGTGTTTTTGACGGTCATGGTGGATCAAGAGTTTCAAAATATTTAAAAAGTAATTTACCAGATTTTTTTTTGATTAAACTGAAAAACAATATTTATAAAAACAAAAAAGATTTTATTAATTATGTAAATGAAATTTATAATTTTTTACAAAATAATTTAAAAATGAAACATCCAAAAGCAGCAGAATATTGTGGTTCTACAGCATGTGTTGCAGTTAATTGTATTGATGAAAAAAATAAAGATGTTTTATGGTTAATTAATGTAGGAGATTCAAGAGCAGTTTTATGTAATAAATCAGGAGAAGCTGTTCAATTGACTGTTGATCATAAACCAAATGAACCTGAAGAAAAATTAAGAATTGAACAGTTAGGAGGAAAAATATATTATGATGGGTCTGATTGGAGAGTAAAAACATTATCTTTATCAAGATCATTTGGTGATTTAGATTGTTGTCCTTATGTTACACATGTTCCAAGTATAATAAAATATAAAATAAATTCAAAAGATAAATTTTTAATTATAGCATGTGATGGGTTATGGGATGCGTTATCTAATCAATCCGCTATAGAATTCATTAGAGATCTAAGTTTTAAAAATTATACAGGAAACTATGCTAAAGAATTAGCTAATTATGGTCTTGAAAAAGGTTCACAAGATAATATAACTGTAATAGTATATTTTTTTGATTGATATTTATTGAATAATAGAGACTGGAATCCATTTTTGAAATTTATTTGAATAAACACAACTACATTGAACTAATTTTGTAGAAATATTTTTAAGACAATAATGTGATATTTTTAAATTTGGTATATGCGCAATACCAATTTTAGGGGTATCTTTTTTTTCATATAAATTATAAACATCAGGTATATCTGTTTTTTTAATCCATAATATTTTTCTTTTTGATTCTTTTTCATAAGAATATGTTCTTGAATTTAAAAACTCTTTAAAATTATAAATAATATCAAAAGATCTATTAATAATTTTTTCATTTTGTTTAGATTCAATATCAACTTTTTCTATTTTTTTATCAATATACAATACAACAATACCAGATGTTTTTGGATAGAATATTAAACCATTACTAGGAATACCACAATTTGGTATAATTTCATGAATTAATTTTTCCAAATCATTGTATTTATATAATTTATTAACTTTAAAACTAAAATTTGAACAAACATTTTCACCTGCTAAATTTGATTTTATTATGTCATTTAAATATAACATTTTTTGTTGAATTTCCATGTCTAATATTTTTTTATTCATTAAACAGAAGCAATCTTGAATTAAAAAATAATAATTATCATCTTTTTTAACTATTTTTCCTTCAAAAATACTACCAGAAAACATACTATTATTAGTATTAACGTTTATTTTTGGCAGAAATAAACTATGTAAATCAACTTGATTTTTATGATATGATAGTTTTTTTCTGTCAATTAAAAAACACATTGATCTATTTAAAACAGTCATAAAAATTAAAAAATAACTATGACCTTTATAATTTGGAGATACATAGTGTTCATTTTCTTGTAATGATTTAAGTTTTTGAATATTATCTAACATAACATATCTATATTTCGATAAATTTAAAGTATTATATAAATAATCTATTACTTTAGATTTAACATCATCTTCAGAGATTAAAAAGGCATCACTGCCACCAAGAATTATTTTTTTACCCATAAATATATATAATAAGGATCTTTTAAGTTATTTTAACAATTTTTTTAGTTATAATAAAATAATAATTATAAAATACTTATTTATTTTATATAATTTATAGTTAAAATTATTAAATTCACTAAAATCATAATTAAATGGTAATTTAAAAATTAATAATTTATTTACATCTAATTTTTCAGCTAAGACATCTAAATTATATCCACCCATCTTAAATCTTAGTTGTTTTTGTTTTTTATAATCAGGACCTCCCCATGGTGGATCAAAAAAATAAACATCAAAATTATTTTTATTTTTAAGTAAAAAATCAACAGAATCATCATTAATTATTTTAACATTTGATAGTTTATATTGATTAATATTATTAATTAACATATTATACCTTTCTTTATTAATTTCAACAACTGTAACATTTTTAAAATATTTTGAAAAAGAAATTGTATTTCCACCTAATCCACCAGTTCCATCATATATTTTAATATTATTATTTGTAATAAAGTTATTTTTAATTATTGAAGATATAATATCAGCTTCTTTATAATTAGTAATTGAATATAAACCTTCATTATCATATTGTAGATTGTTATAATTTGTTTCTGGAAAAAGTTTATCTAACATTACATATTAAAATTAATATTTCTTTAATTAATATTTCCTTTTACAAATTAAGTTTGTATGGTACCGTCTGATTTATAATTAATAAAGGTACCATCTGATTTATAACCGATAATTGTACCATCTGATTTATAAAAAAATAATCTTGGATTAGGTAGTCTAATATTAGGATAAGTTGAACTAGATACTTTTGATGCATAAGAAAACCAATTTTTTGGTATACATAATAAGTATAAATATTGATCATTAAAATATCTAGTAGTTGTTATCTGCCAATTATTTTCTGGTCCAACAAATAATTGATATTGAGAATAATCATTACCTCTATAATCTATTTTTTGAGAATCAAAATTTATAACAATCCAGTCATTAAATGATAATTTATTATTATTTTGATCTAAAACATCATATGGAGAAATAAATATTTTTATTACTAAATACATAAACCCTTTATTGTTATTTGTTACACTTCCATTAACATTTAAATTACCATTAATAGTTGTATTTCCAATAACTTTAACATTATCATATAATGAAATTCTTCTTGCTTCATTAGGGTTGCCTTTTCCAACAATATTTAATGCATCTTCCCAAATATTATAACCTATTTTACCTGAATCAACTTGTCTATTAGTATCACCTGCACCTAAATCAATTATTGGTTTTTGATTAGTCATTGATAATACTGATCCTGATATATTTAATTGACCTGGCATTGTTAATGTATTATTTGTTGTTAATTGTGTGGCAATACTTGATAAATTTCTTATTGCTTCTATATCAGCTTGATAACCAGTTTGTGATGATTGATTACCGGTTTGTGATGATTGATAACCGGTTTGTGATGATTGATTACCAGTGGATGATTGAAACCCTTCTTTTTTAGTAAAATCTTTATATAATAAATAAATTATGCAAATAACTAAGATAATTAATATAATATCTTTATGACAAATTTCCATTATAAATAAATTTGAAAAAAAAAATTTTTACATATAATTATATAATATTAATGAATAGTAAAATTGTTGATGAATTTAATAGACTTATGGCTTTTATTCAAGAAGAAATAGATAAATTAACAACTGAAAAAAATGTAAAAGCATTAACTGCAAATCAATTTAGATTTAAACAAATTAAAAATGTTACAAATATTTTAAAAAATTATCCATCAAAAATAACTATTGATAATTACACTGAATTAAAAGAAATAAATGGAATTGGAAAAGGAACATTAGATAGAATAAAAGAAATTTTATTGACTGGTAAATTATCTGAATTAGGTGATTTTATTGATAATAAAAAAGAAAAAAAAAATATAATTGAAGATTTAGAATCAGTTGTTGGTATTGGTCATACACATGCCATTGAATTATACAATAAAGGAGTTACTTCTGTAAAAGATTTAAAAAAGAAAATAAAAAATAAGGAAATAGAAGTTAATGAAAAAATAGAATTGGGACTAAAGTATTATGGTAAATTTGAAGGTAATATTCCAAGAAGTGAGATTAATAAAGTTTATAAAATATTTATAGATTTATTAAAAAAAATAAATAAAAAATTAAAACCTGAAGAACAATATATTTTTGAATTTTGTGGATCATATAGAAGAGAAAAACCAACATCTGGTGATATTGATGTATTAATTAGTAAATTTGGAAAAATTAATGATGATAATGAATATTTACCAAATATTATTAAAATATTAAAAGAACCAATAAAAAAAAATGATAATTTACCTTTATTAGTTGATGATTTAACAGAACTTGGTAAAACAAAATATATGGGCTTTTTAAAATATAAAGACAACCCCGTAAGAAGAATTGATATTAGATTTATTCCATATGAAAGTTATCACTCTGCTTTACTATATTTTACTGGTTCTGCAGAATTAAATAAAAAAATGAGACAGATAGCTAAAAATAAAAAGTTAAAATTATCTGAATATGGTTTATTCAAAGAAAATGGTGAAAAGATTCCAATAAATAATGAAAGAGATGTATTTGATATGTTAGAAATGGAATTTTTAATTCCTCGTTTGAGATAATTTTTTTACTAGTATTTAATCTATAGGAAAAAGTATTTGTGTAAATCATTATTGAAAAAAATGAATTAATATCATTTTATATTATTATTATGTTAAGTATGGACTATTATAATTTTTGGGAAAAAGAACACGATATTGATGGAAACTATAAACTACGAGGATTTAGTAGAGGGTCATTAAGAACTGGATTTATATTATATCCACATAAAATATTTTTAGATGCAGGAGTTCCATCACAAATTAAACCCAATATGATTTTAATAACACATAGTCATCAAGATCATATTGATTCTTTATACACACATTTAATTGATAATAAAAAAATTGATGTTATTGCTAATATAAACTTAATACCTTTTTTACAAATGTATTTAGATGCTTCTAAATCATTAAATTGTATGGAAAAAAAAAAATTTACAAATTGGAATCCAAAACCAATAATAAAACAATTAAAAGTTATTGTAAATTCTACAAAAATAAATATTGAAGCTATATCTTTAGACCATGAAGTAGAATGTTATGGTTACGGAATATCAGAAATAAGAACAAAATTAAAAGAAGAATATATTGGTAAAAAACAAGAAGAATTAAATATTTTAGCAAAAACAAATGAATTATCTAATGAATATTTATATCCAATATTGTTTTTTTGTGGAGATATGGGATATACAAGTTTAAATGATTTACCTTATAATAAATATAGTTTGTTTGTTATTGAATGTTCATTTTTAAATGATGAACATATAAAAGAAGCTGAAGAAAAACAACATTTACATATTAAACATTTGTTACCAATAGTTGAAAAATATATAAACATTAATTTTATTTTTATACATTTTAGTTGCAGATATAATAAATCTGAAATTAAAGAGTATTCTAAAAAATATTCTCATTTAAAAAATGTAATTTTTTGGATTTAATTATAGTTTAATAAAATGAAATTGTTCCCATTCACTTTCATCTGTATACATACACTTTGACTTCAATTCACTTTCCATATGATTTATAACAAATGATAATGTATTAATTGACTTTAAAATTTCTTTGTTAGGTATAATTTGTTTTTGATTTTCAAATTTTGATGATATATAATCAATTAAAACTAATAAATCTGCTGAAACCATACGATGTACATAATGATCTTGATAACATTGGCTTTTATTTTTAGTATTATAATTATATACACAAGCATCTTTATAATTACAAAATTTATATGAGCATCTTGAAATGGAATTATTTATATTCTTGGTATCATGAATTATTTCTTTTTGACCAATTCTAATTCTTAAAATTTCGCTTAAACTATATAAAAATTGTAATGAAGCAATAAAAAAATCAAATTCTAATGTATTATTTTGTAATGAATATTTGGTTAAAAGTTTTATAACATCAAGTTCTTTTTGTAAAATTTCCAAACTATTTTTTTTTTTATATATTTCAATACTATTATTATTATTACATTCAACTTCTAAAATTTTTAACTTTGCTAAATAATCACTTTCAATTTGTTCTACTTTATTTTGTAATATATCATCATCATTAGTTTGAATTGTAATTTTTAGTAAATCAACGTATTCATTTAATTTATCTTCCTCAATTTTAAGAGGTAATGTATAATTATTAAACCATTCACACATTTATAATTAAATAATAAATACTCTTTATATTATTTAGTTATAAGATGATATTGTTTATTCTGCAGGTTGTTCTTCTACTTTTTCAGAAGAACCTGAAAAACCAGGATTAACAATTTTAAATGTAAATAATTTTTTATTTGCATCGTATTTCCAATTTTTAACAACAATTAATGAATCGACATTATTTATTTTAACAGATAATTTTCCTCCTTCATCATTTATTGTAAATCCTTTGTTCATTTTTTTTGATTGTAAATTTTCATTAAATGTATTTGTAAATTTCTTTAAATAATCACTTACAATTGTAGAGTATGTGTTTTCTCTTTCTTTTTTAGATGATGCATGATTATTAACAATTTTTAATAAAGAATTTCCTCTATCAGTTAAATTAAAATCATTTATTGGATTAATTGTGTCTTTTTCTTCATTAAGTGAAACAATATGTTGTTTATCAGTATTATATCTTGTTACTAAATTACTTAACTCTTTTAAATTTAAACCTTCTTTACTTTTAAATCCTAAATTAGCAAGATTATAACCAGAATTTTTGGTACAATCTAATAATTTATTTTGAGAATCAAAATTATATGTTATCATTGGAGTTATAAAATCATTAAATTTTTCCTTTTCAGTTTTATATTGATAAATATTAGGTAAACCATTAATTGCTTCTAATGGTAAAGTAAAATCTTTTTCTTGATAAGCACTTATAGACATTTTTTTCCCATCAACTGTTACATCTTTATCTCTTGTAGTTACATTTTTTAAGTATTCGTCTTTTAAAGCTACTAATTCTGGAACAGCAGATGCCTCATATAAAAGCACAATCATTGTATTATCATATGCTACTCCACCGTACTGTTCTTTTAAATTTATATATTTATTTTTGTATTTTAAATATTTTGCTTTATATTGTAATTTATCATTAAGATCAAAACTTGACATTTATATAATTTAAATTAGATTTTTTTTAAATTATAATTAAAAATTAATTTCTTATTTAATATAATGAATTATCCATTTATTACTAAAAGATTAACAAATGATAAAAATTATAAACCTCCTGAAACTACATATCAATCTACATTAAGTAAAGAAGAAATTGCTAAAAAATTAGAAGGATATACGCGTGTTGAATCAAATAAATTACATAATATAAAATTAAATACACATATTAGATATTTTGTTATTAATCCTAAAACAGGAGAAAAAAATTTTAGATTAGGAGGTTATTTAACTAAAATTGGTGATAATAATGAATATTTAGTTTTAAGTAATGGTAATTTTAGTTGGTCTGTACAATTTGCAAACACAATATTTTATAAAAAAATGTCCGATGATGAATTTAAAGAACAAGTTGTAACTGAAATTGAAGATGATATAAAAAAAAAAATGGAATATTTAATGAAAGAAAATAAAGAACTTAAAAAAGTTATTAAGAAAATTAAAGATACAACAATAAAAAATAAAGATAAAAAAAAATCATAATTTATATAAAAAATTGAATATTACACTTTATTATTATTAAATTTAGTCATATGGATAGTGATATTAGTAATCTTAATACATATATTGAATTGATAAAATATACATTAAATAAAATAAAAAATAATCAAACAGACAATATTACAAAAATTGTTATAAAATCAGTGAATAAAAATATTGAAGATATAAAAAAAATATATTCAAATAATAATAAAGAAGAAGAAAACGAAAATGATATGAATAGGGATAGCGAAAATGATATGAATAGGGATAGCGAAAATGACAGTACAAAAAATAATGATACTGAATCAATAAGTTCTAATGATATTGATTTTATAGATCCGGAACCTAGTATAGAAAAAGAAGATTCTGATGAAGAAACAAGTATGATATATTATAAAACTTATCCAAAACAAATAAATAAGTTAGAAAAATTTGCCAATTCTATTTATCTTTATTAACAAAATTAAAATAAAAATAAATAATTTATATTTTATTATAATGAGTTTTTGGTTAAATAATATTAGTGTTTTGTTTGATAAATATACAGAATTTTACCCAAAAAAAAATATGACACAAATAGAAAAAGCTAATTCACTAATGAGACTTTCTTTATATTACAGTATATTACTAGGAATATTTAATTTAGATTCATCATGGTTAAGCATATCATTTTTATTATTTTGTTTATCAATATTTATAGGTACAACTGAAAATTTTATTTCTGAAAAAAAAAAATGTACAAAACCTAGTCAAAATAATCCATATATGAATTTTACTCTTGGTGATCATATTAATAATCCAAATAAACCTAAAGCATGTAATTTAACAAATGATATTAGAAAAGAACAATTAAAACATTATAGAAAAAATATTAATGGAGATTCCGTTCTTAACAAATTTGATTTGTATAGCAAAAATAATAATGATAGAAATTTTTATACCATGCCATCAACTACACTTGTTAATGATCAAGATAAATTTGCTAAATTTTTATTTGGTGATTTTGGAAAGTGTAAAAGTGAAGGTATAGATTGTCTAAAACATCGTGATAACAGATTTCACAAAGGACGATATTATTTACAATACTGAATTTTTTTCTTATTAAATATTAATATGAAAAAAAGAGTAAAAAAAAATAAATTTATAGATACAAATTGTGTTGATTATAACAAACAACCTTTTTACGAAGTTAATAGAAATGAAAACTCACAAATTAATTTAATTAAAAATAATTATAATAACAAAGAAAAATTACAAGTTACATTAACAAATAATTTTGATCCATATAATTATAATTTAAATTATTTTGATTCTATTAAAAGAACATATACTACAGAAAATAATTATACTCCTTTATTTAATCAAGAAGCAGGTAGGGGATTTGGTAATTTAAATATTAATAATGAAATGAGAAAAGGTGATTCAGGTCGTATTGATAATGATGATTTTAAAGTTTATAGAGAATCAGAAGTGAATAATAGATTTCAATTTGTTGATGATCGGTTTAATAATCCAAGAAATTTGGTTTTACCTTTTCCAAGATTAGGTAATCCTACTAGAAAAGTTACTAATTTTAATACTAATCCAGATGTATATACTGATTTTGATACCGCTTTTGGATTTTTACCAGGTTCACAAGAAATGCCTAATGCTACTCTCATTGATGATGTAAATAAACATAATATATTAGAAAAAGAACAACAAATTAATTATATGAGTAAAATAAAAAAATTAAAAGAAAATGTTTATTACCAAGGTGTTAATTATAAAAAAACATTAGTCGCTGCTATGTCATCTTCTCAAGCACCATCATATAGATTTGATGAGATTGAACCTGATGATTTAAGACTATTAGGATACATTCCGAGTAGATCAGTAGAAGAACCTTCATTTTTCCAAGTTCCAATAAATAACACACCAACTTTTACTGATAATAAAAAAAATTTTATTAGCACTGCATCTGAAGGAGAACAACAACCAACTGAAGGAAGAGGACAAACAAAAGAAGGAGAACAACAACCAGCTGAAGGTGAACAACAACCATCTGAAGGAGAACACCAAAATGAAGAAGGTGATCAACAACCAGCTGAAGGTGATCAACAACCAGCTGAAGGTGATCAACAACCAGCTGAAGGTGATCAACAACCAGCTGAAGGTGATCAACAACCATCTGAAGGAGAACACCAAAATGAAGAAGGTGATCAACAACCAGCTGAAGGTGATCAACAACCAGCTGAAGGTGATCAACAACCAGCT